GCCGGTAGGGCCGGTCGCCATCGAAGTGCAGGACCGGCGAATGGTAGCGGTACTCGCGCCCCTTCAGGCGCCCTGCCGCCCGCTCGGTCCAACCCACTTTTGCGACCAGGCCGGCGGCGGTCTTGGCCAGAGAGCTGATCCAGCCGGCCGCCGGAGCCTCGTTGCCCGACAGGGTCTGGTGCTCGTAGTCGACCACCACGTCCTTGCCGCGCTCCGAGAAGTCGGCGATGATCCGATCGGCGGACGCCTCGTCGAAGGCGAACTGCCCCCGCGACTCGCCCTTGGTGTAGTCGTTCTTGCCGTAGCGCACCAGGAGGAACTCGGCCGGCGGCGAGGCCGGCGCGGCCTGGGCGGCGCCGTCGGTGAACTCGACCGGAACCAGCGCCAGCGTGTCGGCGCCGCCGGAATCGAGAATCAGGATGGACTCGTGTGCGTTCATATCAATGCCCCGGGCGTCAACTGGAATGGCGTGAAGATTTTTTATCCGCAACCGCTTGACAACGGCAAAAAGCGGCGTAGAGTAGTTGGCATGGCAGTAGTGCTGTTACCGCGTTATGCGGGCAGGTCCCCTCGGGAAACCAGGGTTGGTTCAAGAGCCACCTTTTCGTAAGTCTCCTTGGACAGGAATGGACCACGGTGGCACTACTGCCTTTTTTATTTCATCCAAAGATCGTAAAGCTCAAAGGCTCCCGCCTTTTTAGCCACTGTGAAGTCATAACTGCGCATGACGCCGTTGATCCGAACGTTCCCGGTAATGTGCCAGCATTCTTCCCAGCCGAGCTTCTTCTTGTCCGGCTTGCCTTTCTTAGTCTTTCGAACCGGCTCCTGCCGGGCGTAGCCGGCCTCAAACATTGCCTGCATCGTCTTGGGCGACATCAGGACAGCGGCTTTAAAAGGCGACATGCCAGTGGCGATACTATGCTCCATGCTGGCATACTTGACCGCCACCGGAGGCAGTCCCTCATGCCGCAAGTCCTTGCCGCCTCTGGCTTGGTACGTCTCAAACGCCACTCGCGCGCGTTTGCTTACTGACCCACCCGCTTCTTTCCACTGCTTTGGCAGCGTGGCGGTCTTCAGCCCCTTCTTCCGATTGAATGTAGTTTTCCCCGGATACTCCCGCATTTGCGGCGCATCCGACGCATCCGACGCTTCCGGCTGCTTGCCGTAGGTGTATTGGCCATCGTCCTCACGCGGCTGGCCGTCCCAGAAGGCGGCTACTTGGCCGTCCCCTGGCGCTTCCAAAAAGACGGCGGCAGCGCCCCGTTGAGGAACCCGGCCAGCAGCGCCCCTTGCAGCGCGTCCTCGAACGCCTTCGCGTCCATGCCGTCCATCACGCCGGGGAGCGACGCCAGGAAGGCCGGGGCGCGCTCCTTGAACCTCTCGACCAGGTCGTCGGCCTCCGGGTCCAGGTCGCCGAACGCCTTCCGGATCGCGGTGTCAATCGGCCGGCGCCAGGCTTCGAGCGCCTCCGTGTCCACCATGCGGCCGACAGTCGCCCAAATCACCTTGTCAATGGCCTTCTGGGCGCCGCGGCCATGGCCGTCGTCGCTCATGGCCATGCGGCCGCCATCGCCGTCCGGACGTCGCATCATCGGGAACGCGCCCATTGGCGGCGGCTCCGGCTCGCGCTCGTCCAGCTCCACGCCGTAGGTGTCCATCACGTATTCGCGGGTCAGCTTGCAGCCCGCGGCCGCGGCGATCTTCGCGTCGCGCTCGGCGCGGACGTTCAGGTCCTCGGCCTTCTCGCAATCGATGACAAAGCGCAAGTCGCGGGTGTCGGCGAGGCCGTATTTCGCCTGGCACAGCCAGTCCACCAGCCGGTTCTGTATGACTTCCTCCAGCATGGCGCAGTCCGCCTCAAGGATGTCCTGGCGGACTTCCTCCTGCATGCCGCCCCGGGACAGGCCGCTGCCCCGGTCGCTCGAAGCCAGCTGCCCCAGAACCACCAGCGTCATGAGCTCGTCGCAATAGCGCTGGTGCAGCTCGTAGGCGTCGTTCCGCCCGATCGAGCTCAGGAGCTGCATCTCGGTCTCGGTGGTGCCGACGCCTGCGCCGCCGGAGCGCACCGCATGCAGGGATTCCATGAGCTCCTTGCGCTTCTTCGGGTCGCCGAAGTCCCCGGAGGGTATCTTCGCCAGCAGGAAGGGCATGCCGAAACGCTCCAGGAAGTGGTTCCAGTCGGTGAAGGCCGCGTACTTGAACAGGTGCAGCCAGAGCAGCGTGCGCATCAGCCCCATGCGGCAGGGCAGGCCGGCGGCGCCGTCGTTGACCAGGAACAGGATTTGCGCGCGGTGGAACTCGACCAGGGGGATGGGCTGCCCGGCCGCGCTGGCCAGGGCCGGGTTGCCGCCCTCGTCGAAGAGCCAGCGGTCGTTCGAAATCGGCCGGAAGCCCGTGACCGCCGCGCCGCCCTCGGCCCAGTCCACCGCCACGCCGGCATAGCCGTGGCCCACGGCCGCCAGGAGCCAGCCCATGGCCTTCTGCAGGCCGGCGCCCGCCAGCATCCGGGTGATTTCCTCGGCGACCTCCGGCTGCCCCTCGCTCTGCACGCGCCAGGGCTTGGAGAGCGCCGCCAGCCGCCGGGTGTTCAGGTGGGCGGCGAGGATCGGCTCCTTCTCCAGCAGCGTCGGGAACAGCGCGGCCTGCTCGCGCGGGTCGCCGGCGTCGGCGTCGTTGATGATCTGGACGAGGCGGTCAGGCTTCAGGCGGTACTTGGCCGCCTCCAGAAAATAGGAGACGGACGCCAGCTTCAGGTCGTCGGACTTGTCGGCCCCGGTCAGGGCGCGGCGGCGGGCGGCGCGGGAAAAGCGCAGGATCGTCTGGGCGAGGGACATTTTGGGGCGCTCCTTGGAAAAAAACGCACTGGCGGGAAAATAAATCCTCTGCCAGTGCGCCGGGCGTCAACCAAAACGGCACTTGTCTCAGAAATACTTCGACCATGCGGCGGCGCCGTCGTCGCGCCAGGCGGACGCGCCCTCGACCTTGTATTCGCGGGGCCTGTCGGCCTCCATGGCCATGTAGCGCAGGGCGTCCATGGCGTGGTCGCGGTCCTGCTTCGGCACCTCCTTGGCGTTGCGCCCCTCCTTGGGTTCCTCCCAGCTGTAGTCGTAGAGCTCGGTGATGGTGTTGATGCAGTCGCGGGAGATGTACAGCCGCGGCCTTCCGTCGCCCGCGGGCATGAAGCGCTTCTGCACGGCCTGGATGCCGGTGTAGACGTCGTTTTTCGCCTCTTCGTTGCTGATGCCGTTCAGGTTCAGGAACTCGCGCGCCTCGGCTCCGGCCGGGTCGGCCACCGTCGCGAAATGCCCGCTCTCGGCCGCCTTGATTTCCTCGGCCAGGTCGGCGATCTGGGCGCCGGCCCGGTAGAGCTCGCGATAGACCCAGAGCCGCCCGTCGCCGTCCATCGCGCCCCAGAGGCAGCAGAACGGGTTGGTGAAGCCGAAGTCGATGGCGCGCAGGCGGCGCCAGTTCGCGCTACCATGCGGCAATTCGTCGAAGCAGTGCACGTCCGGGTCGAACATGTCGTAGACCGCGCCCTCATTGCTGCACCACTCGCCCATCAGCATCCGGCGCCGCATCACGCCCGGGAGCGCCTCCAGCGTCGCGATGGTGTCGGCCGGCAGGTACGGGTTGTCGTACGGCGTCCATGACAGCCTCGCCCACGTCGCCGCGTCCGGAAGCGGCTTCTGCTCCCGCGCGTCCGCGCCCGAGGGCAGGATGTTCTGCACGCCCACCTGGTGCAGCCAGTGCAGCGGCCCCTTGGGGTTGCAGTCGAGGATCAGCTTGCGGGCCGCCCCGGGGATGTTCTGCGAGAGCCGCGTCAGGACCTTGGTGACCGTGTCCCAGCTGACCTGGGTGGCCTCGTTGATGAAGATGTGCAGGTACTCGTCCCCCAGGATCTTGTCCACCCGCTCGGCGTCGTCCAGCCCGCCGACGCGGATCATCGAGCCGTTCGGGAACCGCGCCTCCAGCGTGCTCTCGTGGTAGCGCGCGCCGCACGTCCCCGGCGGCAGTATCTTCTTCAGGCTCAGGTTCCAAATCGTCGTCCGCGCATGGTCCAGCCGCCACCTCGCCACCAGGACGCGCGCCCCCGGCCGCGACAGCGCCTCCTTGATCAGCCAGACCAGGATCACGTCGGTCTTGCCGCTCCGCGCGCCGCCGTCGAACAGGATGCGGCGCAGGGCCGGGTCCTCCAGGAGGGCCCAGCCCCGCTTCTGCTTCGGAAACAGCTTGTAGCGGCGAGGCTTCATGTCTCGATGATGAACACGCTGCACTGCTGCTGCGTCTCCGGCGCGGCCTTCTCGGTCAGCCCCAGGAGCTCCAGCGCCCGCATGTCGTCCTTCAGCTTGATCTTGACCTTCATGCCGTTCGGCGTGTCCTCCTGGGTCATCTCCTGCACCGCCGCCGACAGCGTCGGGTCGGCCACCTTCGCCGGATCGATGCGCCCCGACTCGTCCAGGTAGTCGGAGAGCTTCGCCGTCGCAACTGCGGCCAGGCGCCGGATGGCGTCGCGGGCGTGGAGGCGCTCGATCTTCAGCGCCTCGTCGTCCAAATAGGCGATGCGATTCTGGACGTCAACATTCCTCAACAGCCGCTCGGCCGCAGAAGCGGCGATTTCCGGCGTCTTCGGCTTGTACCCTGCCGCCCTATAGGCCCCCGCCCCATTGCGCCGGAAATCGCCCGTGTAGGCCAGGCAAAACGATTCCCAGCGCACATTGCGCAGGCGCCTCGCGCCGTCGTGGGCTTTTTCCGGGGTTCGGGTCATGGCTTGGCTTTCCCCTTAATCATGTCGCGCAGCTCCGGCTGGAGGGCGCCGGAGCGCAGGGCGTTGCGCTTGGCCGCGATGATCTTCTTGGCGGCCCGGATGTCGCGGTTCCAGACCTCGATGCACTGCCGCCGCGCCTCCTCCATGCGGGCGAGGTTCTCCTCGGCCTCGAACAGCTCGTCATGCAACCGGAGCCTGGCGCGCATGTCAGACCCGGAGCCGAAAGGCGTTTGCGACGGCGTTTGAGACTTCAATTTGGCTTGTTCATCCATCGGGTGGCCTCCTGGCGCGTCCTCTCAATCTTCCGGATATTCTCGACGATGACCTGGGTTCCGACGGCCTCCTCATCCAGTGGCGCCGCCGCTCCGCCTATGGCCTCGCCCAGGTGCGGCCAGCGCTGCGAGATGGCGAGGACGCGCTTGTGGACGGCCTGCTTGGTCATGCCGAGCCGCCCGCCGATCTCGGCGAGGGACAGGCCCGCCATGCGCCCCAGGAGCACGCCGCCGTTGACGGCGTCGTCCAGCGCGACGTCGGCCGCAAGGCGAAGCGCCTCCCGCACCATCGACGCCGCGACGGCGTACGCCTCGTCCGCGCCCGGCTCGGCCGGGTCGGCGCCGTAGGGCGGCCCCGCCGATTCGTCCGGCGTGGTGGCCAGCATGTAGTCGAACTGCGAAATTCTTGTCATCGCCGCGGTTTTTCCTCCTGCCAAGGCGGCGGGCGTCAACCAATCCGGGGCGCCGGCGCCTGCCCGGTGATATTATAGCTTCTTTTTTTCAGGCTTCAAAAGACAAGCTGACGAAGTGCAGGCATTTTCGCGGAAAAAGGGAAAGAAAAGCCCCGGTGCCGCAATGCGACGCCGGGGCTTCCCAAGGGACACAGCTTCACTTTTTCAGGGTCTTTGCAAGCTCTTTCAGGACGCATCTTGTCTCGTAGATGTAAACCGCCGTCTCGCGGGTGCTAAAAGCCGTCTCGGCCAAGAAGGATATGATCTGCGACGCGATGATGAAGACCACGCCGGAGACGATGAAGCCAAAGCCCCCGAAAAGGCCGAGGGCAAGCCCCGCGGCCGCCCAGGCCGGACCATGAGTGCCCCCGGCAAACATCAAGGCCAGGATATACAAGCCCCCTATGCACAGGAGGGCATATCCGATAACCCCGAGCAAAATGCTTGTGAACGGCTGCGAGAACCGCCTCGGCAGCACGGATGCGGCGGAGCCGGTCTCCGGGGGCCCCCCGGCTGAATAGACGGGCTTGGGCCCGTTGTCCGGGGGCAGTTCAATGGGCGGCTTGCGCGGCCATACGGGGGTGTCGGATTCAAGCGCCATGTCAACGCTCCTTTGCTTGGGTTCGTTTTTTGCATCGAGGCCTCGGGGGATTAGTGCGGCACCTACTATAGCGCAATCGGACGGCATGGCAAGCGGCAGCCGCCCTACGGCCATTCCCCGCCGCCGTCCCAGGGGTCGATGCGCCACTGCCTGTCCTTCGCGTCCCAGGTGGCCATGACGAAGCGGAAGCCGCGGCCGTCCCATTCGAGGGCGGCGCGCCTGTAGCGCTCGACGCCCTGCTCCCATCCGGGGCCGCGGTAGCCGCCCTTGACCTCGAAGACGTGGACGGGGCCGCCCTCGGGCAGGGCGAGGAAGTCGGGGGTGTAGGTGCCGCCGCCCTTCAGCTCGAAGAACCGGGGCGGCTGCGGCAGGATGACGAGGCGGCCGGGGGCGCGCAGGAGCACCTCGCGGTGGAAGCGCGCCTCGGTCTTGTTGCACTTCTCCAGCCGCGTGGCCTCCCGGACGGCCTTCCGGCCCGGCGGGGCTGGGGCAGACTTGGCCGCCTGGGGGGCCTTGGCGGCCTTTGGCGCCGCAACGCCCGCCTCCACGGACAGGTGCGGGTTCAGGCGCAGGAAGGCGGCGGAGGCGCCTTCGACGATTGAAGAAGCTGTGGGTCGCTTGCGGGACATGGTTTCCTTTCGGGTTGCAGTTGCAGATGCGCCCTATATATATATATAGATCTATCTGCAACCATCCATCTGCAACCATCCATATAGATAGATAAATATAGATACACCCCCTCTAAAGGGGGGTTGCGTATCTTCATCTATCTATTTGGGCGTTGTAAGCGCGTAGTGTGTAATCGGTTTGTTGTCGGCGTCTTTCATCTTTTTGGCCTTAAATTCGCCCGTCATCCTGATGTGGTTGCTGATTAGCCTTCCGAGCCCTACGGGCGACAGCTTCAGGTTGGCCGCCTCTATCAGCTGCTGGGCCGTGTA